TAGCGGCGGCGGTCGCTGCGCACCTCGAACTCGCTGGTGATCCTGCAGGCGCCGCGGCTGCCGGGGGTGGAGGTGACCAGCGCCTTGCGGTCGGGGAAGTTGGTCTGGCGGGCCTCGGCATTCTCCAGCGGGTCGCCCTTGTCATCCATTTCCAGCGGCAGGGATGACACCTCATCAGCCCAGACGTTTTGCGCCGGCATCCCCTGCGCAGCGCTACCGCTGTTGCCGCCGATGATGCTTACCAGCATGTCGCCCTGAAACTCCTTCAGGAACATGGCGTTGGCCGCGTCCCTGGACTTCGTGCTGATCTGCTTCGCCGCCACCGCCGGGGAGTCGGTGAACAGCGGCGTGAGGCGCTGGCGGATCTGGCGCTTGGCGAAACTCTCGGTGGGGAACATCGCCAGGAACGGCGACGGGTCTAGGGCGATGGTGCGGCCCAGCCAGTTGAGGCCCACCTCGGTCTTGCCGGTCTGTGATCCGAACAGCAGCACCACCCGCTTGATGCGCTTCTCGCGCGGGCTGAGCAGGTCCATCGGCTCGCGCAGGTAGGGCACCCGGTCGGTGCGCCACTGGCCGGGCTCGGAGCTGCTGCGGCGGGTCAGGATCCGGTTCTGATCCGCCCACTCGCTGACGGTCAGGTCGAGCGGCGGCTGTAGGGCCTCGATAAAGGCTTGGCGGTAGATCGTCGCGGCGTCAAGCGGCCTCATGCTGCAGCCCCCTGAGCGCGTTGGTGATCTCGGCCTCCAGCAGATCACGCACCGCCTGAGTGTCCTGCATGCTGGCCACCTTCGCGGCATTACGGCCGGGGATGGTCAGCAGCAGGTCGCGGACCTGGCGGCCGAGGCGGCTGGCTTCCTGCTTCACTTCATCGGCAGAGATCAGCTCCTTTTTGGTGCGCTGCAGCTCTAGCCTGGTCAGCTCCGCCTCATAGACCGCCTTCGCCCGCTTGGCCTGGGCTAGCGATGGCCCGCCGCCCTCCGGGTGCGGCTGGCGGGTGTTCGGCGGCTCCGGCAGCTCGGTGCCGCTGTCGGGCATGTTGCTGGTGTTGCCGGCCCACTGCGCATCGGCTAGGGGCGCGTCGATCTGCCAGCGGCCGCCCACCTTGCGCACGGCAGGCTCGGTGAGGCGGCCGGTGTCGATCGCCTTGATCACCGCGACGTGGCTGGTGCCGCGGAGGCCCCGCGCCTTTCGGTGCTTGGCGTAGGCCTCTAGGTTCATGCGTACTCTTTCCCGAACCACTGCCGCCCGATTTCCAGCGCCACTCGCTGGGTCATGAATGGGGGGACGGACATTCCGCAGACGTAGCCAGCGTGGCGGTCTGACGGCTTGCCGTAGTTGTAATCATCAGGGAATGACTGAATACGAGTCAGCTCTAGCGCTGAAAGATTGCGCGGCTCCTGATCATGCAATGTGTGCCAGCTTTGGGAGATTGCTGTTCTTGCTGGGGCGGATTGATTTATCTTGTGAACCTGCAGCCCAGATGCCCCATAATCACGCCCTGCCTTCCCAGGTGGGATTTTTGGCCAGACCTTTGCATAACAAGGCGGGAGCTTGTCTCCTTTTTGCGGCGGCAAATCTTCCCAAGCTTCCCGAACGCTAATCGGCCGCTCATCAAACCTCATCGTCAACTTCTCATACCCCAGATCCCGCCGCCGCGCAATAAAAAACGTCCGCTCCCTAGCCTGCGGCACTCCCATCCTTGCTGCGTTAAACAGGAACAACTGAGCGTCATAGCCCGCTTCCTTAAATGCTGCAAAGATCTCTTTGACGTAGCCCTTAGCGTTCCCGAGGATTAACCCTTTCACATTCTCAGCCACGATCACCTTCGGCTGCAGCCGCTGGCCAACTTCGATGAAATGAAAGAACAGGTCATCTAGTACCTGCTTCACTTGCCCTTCGCGGAAGTGGTGAGCATCTCCCCATTTCTTTTCTCTGCTGCCAGCCATGCTGAACGATGAGCACGGCGGCGAGCCGTCTAACAGATCCAGGTTCTTTAGCTCATCAGGGATTTCGTCTAGCGGCAACTTGTTAAACTGCTGCACTCCCATCAGGTAGCTGTGCTTCGGCTTGTGATTGGCCCGATAGATGGCCATCATCTCCGGGTCAATTTCAACACCGCCTAGCACTTGAAAGCCGGCCAGCTTGTAGCCCATCGTTGATCCGCCGCCGCAGTGAAAGCAGCTGAATGCTGTAAGGCCATTGCTTGGGACCTGCTTCAGGTCTGCCAGCCGCCAGGGGCCGGTGAATCGGCGCAGCCTACTTGTCGCCATTAAACTCAAAGCCGCAGCGGGGGCACTTGTGCTCAAACTCACTAAACTCGTCCTCGCCGTACTCCTTCGCCCCTTCATGCTCTTTCGGGGCTTCGTTAATCCCCTCCGGGTCCAGCAGCCCCGCCAGCTCATTTTCCGACCAGCCTATTAGGGACAGGTCAAAGTCCACCAGACTGAGCGCAGCGATCTCTTGCTGCAGCAGCTCCTCATCCCACCCCGCATTGAGCGCCAGCTTGTTGTCCGCCAGCACATAGGCCCGGCGCTGCGTCGGGGTCAGGTGGTCAAGCACCACCACCGGCACCTCGGCCAGGCCTAGATCCTTGGCCGCGGCCAGTCGGCCATGGCCCGCCAGGATGCCATCATCGCTGGCGACCAGTATCGGGTTGGTGAAGCCGAACTCTTGGATTGAGGCGGCAATCTGCGCCACCTGCTCCGCGCTATGGGTTCGCGCATTTTTTTCATAGGGCACCAGCCGCTCAATCGGCCAGCGCTCCAGCTTGTCCGGCATCACCGGCTGCGGAGGCTTTCGGGGCATAGGGTGGGAGCGGTTGTAACTCAGGTTACAGGGTGCTCGCGCCAGTGGTGGAGCGGGGTTTAGGACGGCTTTCTGTTGGTTTTGTAAGCGGCTTGTAAGGATCTCCCGTTTTTTCTGTAACCACGCCAAAAATCACCCGCTAGGAAAAAGACGTACTTCGCATACACCGCAGTCCGCGTTTTCCCCAGGAGGACCCGCGCCATTATCACGCTACCGTTATGCCCGCAGCCCCAGCTATCACCCGCCCTTACCCGAACCCAGCCCGCCGCAGCTCCGCTTCCAGGCTGCTTTTGATCAGCCGGGGATACTCACGCGCCACCTCCTCGTTGAGGATGCGCACGATCGGGAAGCGCCGCTCATGGTTGGGTGCATCGTCAAGCACCATGAAAGCCGTCTCCACGTCGCGGCTGTCACCGCCAGGCGGGCGGTAGAGGATCGCCCGACCTGATCGCGACATGAAGAACTGGCCAGCCTGGGCACGCTTGCGCTGCGATCGGGCGCTGCCGCTGGCGTTCATGTAGGACAGGCTGCCTTGATAGGCCTTCAGCTGGCTCAGCACCATGCTCATGGTGCCGCGTGGGACGTTGCCGTAAGGGTCGCCCTGCCACTCGCGGCGGGGCACGATGTACTGGCCGCGGCCGATGGCGCCAGCACCGCGCAGGACCGACTCAGAGCGCTTGTGCGAGCGGTCCCCACCACGGGCCATGGCAGAGAGGTACTTGCCAGCTGGCGTGCCCTTGGCGGCGAACTGCTTAAAGCCCACCTCAGCGCTAAGCCTGTTTGGGTTGGCAAAGCTCACGTATGTGCTGCGCTGGGTGAATGGCGTAGGCCGATCGATGTAGCGGCTCATGCTGTCGGTGATGGCTTTCTGCCCAGCCTTGGCGCTGTCGGTCATGGCCTGGGCCACGGCATAGCGGAACTGCAGATCCGTCAGCAGCGCCAGCTTGCCGACCTTCTCGGGGATGTTGGTTGTGATCGAGAGCTCCAACATCACCCCTCACCCTCTCCCACGGCCAGCAGCTCCTCCAGCTCCATCCGCTGCAGCTCCAGATCAGTGGGCAAATCCCAGGCGGCGAACTCTTCAGGGTCAGCAGCACTGACAACGGTCAAACAGCCAATGGAATTCCACGACGACACCCAGTTGAGGATCAGCTCCTGCCACCAGGCCAGCCATGGTGTCGAGCGGTCTAGCAGGTGCCAAGGGGTGGCGGCGCGCTTCACGGTGGCAGGGCATCTGCGCACAGTCTGCCAGCGGGCATGAAAAACCCCCGCCTGCCAGGGCGAGGGTCGGGGTCCACTCGATGCGCCATGCACCGAGGGCAGTGTAGGGGATGGCCGTCAGGCGGCGGCCAGTTGGCGGGGTGCGGCAGGCTGATTGGCCTCGCTGCTGGTGAAACCCTGATAGCCGTACTTGGCGGCCAGCGTCTCCAGCCCGCCGGGGTTGCTGCGGCTCTTGCCGCACCATGCGGGCTTCCAGTACCAGCAGCTGCGGCCAGAGTGCCAGCGGCACTGCTGAGCCTTGAGCTGATCCTTGACGGGCTTGGTGTCACCCTGCACCCAGATCCAGTAGCCGATCAGGCTGATCTCCATGTTGGGGATCTTGAGCAGTTCAGCGATCACATCCATGATCTCTTGCTCCGACTTGGCGTTGTACTTGTAGGTGCGGCCGTCGCTGGTCTTGCCGTTCTGGCCACTCAGGGCAGCGTGGTAGGCGGCGTTGATGGCCTTCATCGTCTCCAGGTCGCCGCCAAGGTCGGGGTGGTGCTGGCGGGCGAGGTCGCGGTAAGCGCGCTTGATTTCTTCAGGGGTGCTGAGGCCGGCGAAGTAGGTGGCGGTCATGGCTGGCTGGCGAGTGGTGGAGGGCGTCCCTCCGATGAACATACCTTAGCGCGTCCCTTACGGTATGGCGACCATCAGGGCGGCCAGTTCACAATCCGTCACGCTTGCGGCGCTGAGCACGCCTGACCCGCTCGGCGTGGGCTGCCTTGCCCTCCGGCGTGATGCGCTCCCAGCAGCCGGCACAGAGGGCGCCGTGGGCGCCGCGATGGATCTTGCCGCAGGAAGTGCAGCAGGGGCGCTCCACAGGCGGCAGGCGGCCGGCTTGGCGTTCTCTCCAGCGGCGCTGGTGTTCGGCGTTGCGGGGGTCAGGCACTGGGGTCGTTCTCCGCGATGCGGGCCTGTTCGGTGAGCAGGGTGCGCAGGTCCCGGCGGTCGTCCCAGACGCGCCAATCCTCGCTATTGATGTCATCAGGCTCCGGCTCCTCCGGCAACAGCCAGTCCCTGAAAGCGCGAATCAGAGCGGGAGTGTTGAAGAACGAGCAGCCGTAGGTGTCGGCAAGCGCTTCGCCCAGGGAGGCGTTGGTGGGGTCAGGCATTACAAGCAGCGGGTTTGGAAGATCTTGATTTCGGTGCCGTGCTCAGCCCGTAGTTGGTCGGTGGCCTCCCACGGTGCTTTGCCGGTTCTGATCTCAACCATTAGGCGAGCCGAGCCGGGGGGGGTGAAGGAGATTTCGTAGCGGAACATGGCGTTTGATGCGGTGGAGTGGTTGCCGGGGTGAGCCCCCGGCGGGATGGGTGGCTGTCAGGTGCCGCAGCCGGTGGACAGCACTCCGATAGGGCCGGAAACTTCCCGGCTAGCCCCAAGAACGGGGCACAGGCTGTAAGAGCCCTCAGGCATGCACTGCTCTTCGCCCGCGTACTCCATCACTTTGCATCGAACAACATCGATGCCATCGGTCAGGGTGACGAACTTGGCTGTGCGCTTGAGCACTTCGTAGGTGACGTGAAGGTCGGCGTTGCCAACGAAGGTGAGTTGATAGCGGGAGCCGGTTTGGAAGGTAGCGGTCATGGCTGGCAGTGAGTGGGTTAGTGATGTGGTGGAGGCTGCTTAGGCGATCAGCTCGCGGGCGGGAGTATTTTCCACGCTTGCTGATGCGCTGCCGGCCCAGTAGGCCAAAAAACCGCTGTTCTGGTCCGCCCAGGACTGGGCGCGTTCGCGAGTCTTAAAAGAGCGGCCTAGGCAGCTGACTCCAGCAAACACGCTGTAGGAGCGGCCGGTCTTGCGAATTTCAACGGAAGGCGTGGTAGCGGTCATGGCTGGCGGTGAGTGGCGGAGCGCCTCGGCTCCTGTCCCCATACCTTAGCGCGTCCCTTATGGGCTGGGGTGGCCGTAGGTGGCCGGTTGATGGATTGTCACACTTCGCCCAGCAGCTCGCGGAACTGCTCCAGGCTCATCACCACGAACTGCTGCGACGGGTCGGTGGTGCCCTTGCGCTTCACCACCAGGGCATGGAGGCGCTTCCCGGCGTTGACCTGCTGCTCCATCGCATCGCGCAGCCAGGCGCCGAGGCTCAGGGTGCGGTGGTTCTTGCACTGGATCGCCGCGGCCGCGGTCCACAGGTCGCCGCGGTCGAGGGTGGCACCGGCAGGGATGCGCTCGCAGGGGATGCGCTCCGCCAGGTAGTCGGCGATCAGCCGCTCAAAGGCGCTGCCCTTGCGTTTCTGGGGGTTAGCCATGGATCAAGCGCCGAGACGTGCGGCGAGTCGCTGCAGAGCAGTCTGAGGGCAGCAGCTGCTCTCCACCTCGCTGCCGTCGGGCAGGTAGATCGCGTTGCGCTGGTACGGTTCCAGGGTGATGGGCGGGCTGTAGCTGGGGATAGGCAGCGGCGGCATCCACTCGCGGCGCCACCAGGCCACCACGGCGCCACCCAGCAGCACTGCACGCTGAGCCTCGCCGGGGTGGGCCTGCGGGTCGGTGCGGGGCAGCCAGTCGCCGAACGTGAACGGGCAGGGCCGCAGGGGCGCCGCTGCGGGGGCTGCAGGCGATGGGGCGGGTGTGGGCACCGGCGGAGTGGTCGAGGCGCCTTCCTGGGCCACGGCGGCGCGTAGCTGCTGCAGGACGTTCACGGGGAGGGGATGGCGAGGAGACGTTGGGCGATGGTGTCGAGCGATTCACGAATGGGATCCGCGGCCGCACTGATCGAATTGTCCACGGACATGGCCCCGATCAGTGTCGCGGCAGCCTGAAGGGAAGCATCGCCGCTCCATCCGTACTCCACAAAGCGACGAGCGATGGCATCAATGCGCGCCGCGTGGTCGGAGTAGGAGGAAGAACTTCGAACGCCGGATGGGGTATTCCACGTGATGAGACGGGACGTGTCGGCCGATTCCATGCAGCGATAGCGGGTAGGGGCATCCTACCGCCAGTTGCACCCATCAGCACCAAACAACCGGATTTCGGAGGGTTGAAAGCGATTCCACCCCATTTCACCCCATTTCAACCCTGGCGGTGTGAAATAGAATCCTGTCCACGACAGGCGCCTTGCCCTATTCCACCCATTTCACCCCATAGGGAGAGAATTACTTTTATACTCTCTCTCTTTATTTTTTCTTAACCTCCAGGGCACTCTCTCCCTTCTTTCCCCGTAAGTGGGTGGAATGGGTGGAATTGCCCCTAACACCAGTCATTCCAATGGATTACGTTCACACCGCCCGGTGTGGAGTGGTGTGAACGGGGTGGAATGCCGGGTGGAATGCCCTCAGTCGGGGTGAGGGCGCTTCAGGCAGGCGGCAGCCACTGCAGCGACCGCTGCACCTCCCTGAGCTCCCCCATGTCCGGGGCATCGCTAACGACGTGCTCCAGCCAGGCGCGGCGCTCGGCAGCCTTCATGCGCTTTTGCGGCAGGCACCACTTGCGCAGCTGATCGAGGGGCACAGGGATAGGGCCATTGGCGCGGCGCCACTCTTGACCACGGGCGAGCAGCTCCTTGACCTTGCCGGTGGCGTCGGCATCCCGCACGGCGCACAGCACCCGATCGCGTTCGACGATCAGCATGCCAGCGAAGCTGATCGCTGCCATCAGGGTGTCGGCGCTGATCGGGCCATTCATGCGAATGCCGCTGGCGCCGCAGCGGATGGCGTGGATGAGCAGGGCCAGGGTCAGCGTGGTTCCGCGCAGCTTGATGATGTAGCCCTTGTCTTCCTGCAGAGTGCGCGCCCTGCGCATCTCCAGCAGGTCATCCACCCACTGGGTCCACAGGGGGATGGCATCTTCCGCCAGCAGGATCTCGCAGCTCTTGCCGGGCGCCGGCATCGGCAGCCGCGCCGCGGTGGCGTCAATGGCCTTGTAGAGGTTGGATAGCACCGGGGTGAGATGCACCGTGGTGGGGCGGTAGCGGTAGTCCCACTCAGGGAGCTGCACCATGTGGAACCGGGCCCACAGGCCATCGGCATCCGGCACGCCCTGGCAGGCCTTCACGTCTGCCTCCCATAGGCCAGCGATGCGGGCCGGCTGCAGGTTGCCGAACAGCGAGCAGCGCGGGTTCTGGATGAGCACCTCGGTGCGGTTAACCCGATCAGTCATCAGGGACGACCCAGAGCCGATTGAGAGCCACTTCGGGCGATCACTCTTGCCGCCACGCTCACGGCAGAGGTTGGCGAACCAGCCAGAGAGCTCATCGTGAAACGACAGGTGGCCTGGCGTCTCGGCGCTGAGCAGGTTGATCTCCAGCTTCTCGATGGTGGTGTCGGTGGAGATGATGTAGCGCCGCTCGGGCTGCGGGTTCTCTGCCAGAAAGTCGCCGACCGGATCTTCAGAGCCGCCGGCGTCGTCGCCATTGCGGCGCCGCTTCTCGGCCTCCTCGGCCTTGGCCTTGCCGCGGTTCCACTCTTTGATGGCAGCCTCATGCTTCTCCCGCTCTGTGGCGTGCCAGGCCACCAGCGGCCGTTCGATGGCGGGTGCGGTGATGGGCGACTTGCCGGCGCTCACGCCACCGATGGACATGCCCCACAGCACGGCGATGCCGCGTACCTCATCGCCTGAGCGTGGGACGCAATGGGCCCGGTTGCCGATGATCGATGCCACCGTGGTGAGGATCGGCAGGTAGAAGCCGCGTGCGGGAAGCTGCTGCTCTTCGGCGTAGCTCAGCAGCTTGGTGGCCATATCCGGCGGGAACAGCAGCTGAGGAGTGACGACCGCGGCCAATTCCCCGGCATCGCGGAAGCTCTGCAGCTCTGCCAGTAGGTCGCTGCGGGCAGCAGCGGCGTCTTCATCGTCGAGGGGCTCCGTCTGCCATGGATCGGCCGCTGCGGGCTCCACCGGCGCATCAGGCGGGATGAACTGCTCGCCGTTGAGGGGTGGGGTTGGTGGGTCAGGCTTCGGCTTGGGCTTGTCGATCACGAACAGCGAGCGCTCGCCGAAGCTGTCGTGATCCTCGGTGCGGACATAACCCCAGGTGCGGCCATCGTGGCCGGTGACCGTCTCGCCCTTTTTGCTGCAATCAGGGGCTGATTTCGTCTCGCCGTGGCAACACCAGACCGAATCGCCGTCCTGATGGATGCTGCAGGCGCCGGAGTGGTCGCGGCCGCACATCGGGCACGGTTGCCGCTGGCTGCTGTTGCGCCAGGTGCCGGATGCGTTGCTGTAGCTGCGCGGTCCGCGTGTGACCTGAGGCGAGATTGAGCGTCGTGTTTTCGGCCGCAGTGGTCGATCGCCGCAGAAGACGCCCTGCAGCAGCGCGAACCATTCAGCCGGCAGCGGCTGCGCGTCGGCAGGTGGCCGGCCAGCCCAGGCGTACTGATCGTCGTTGTCGGTGAAGTGGGATTCTTTGGTGTAGTGCTGGCCCAGCACCACCACCTGAGTGCCGTGCTTGGCAAAGACGGCAAACTCCTCGCCCTTGTCATCGGGCCCACCTTCGCCAATGCCGACCTTCACGGTCTTGCCGCCGGCGGCAAGGATGGCCTTCTGCTCGGCGGTGACGGTGTAGACCAGCTTCAGCCGGTCGCTGTTGCCGGTGCGCACGATGCGCCAGGTGTCGGCTGTGTACGGCTCGCAGCCATGCTGATGGCAGAACGCCGCGGCCCTCGGCCCGTCGATGTCGATGGCGATGTGGCCAGGGGCGGCGCCGATGTGCCAGCAAACGCATTCAGGCGCCGTGGTCTGTAGCTCGGCCACGGGCACGCCGGCATGGTTCTCCCAGCCGTCACCAACGAGTGGCCGTTTGTCAGGCGCGCCAGGGAGCAACGGCCCGAAACTGGCGAGCATCGGCAGGCGTTCTAGGCGCCAGCGATCGGGCCCATAGGGGCCTGCCGCAGCAGCGGCTTGAGGTGTCTGCACGGTTCACGCCTTGGCGGCGAGGGCCTTGTCTGCCTGCTCAATCAGCATGCGGACGGCCTGGGAGCGGCTCTCGATGCCGGGGGTGGTTGCCGCGATGCGGTCGAGGGCCGCCATGTGGGCGGGTTTCACCATGACGTGCAGCGGCACGCTGCGGGCCTGGGTGGGCATGGGGTAAGGTTGTTCAAGGTCGTTACACCTTACCACCATAGCCACGCCATGCCCTTTCAGCTCCGCGACTACCAGACCAACCTGGCCGATGCCGGCGACGCTGCCATGCTTGACGGGCGACGGCCTTGCATGGTGGCCCCCACCGGCGCCGGCAAGACCGTGATCATCGCCGAGCTGGCCCGCCGCGCCCTCGCCCGTGGTGAGCAGGTGGTGGTGATCTGCCACCGAGAGGAGATTCTGCAGCAGATCGTGGCCAGCCTGCAGGCCCACCTAGGGCCGCAGCAGGTGATCGCCATGGTGACGGCCGGCAGCCGCCCCCGCATGGATCGCCGGGTGGTGGTGGGCATGGTGCCCACGATGGTGCGGCGACTGAAGCTGCTGGAGCAGCTGACGGGCTGCACCCTGCTGGCCGATGAATGCCACCACGCACCATCCCCCACCTGGCGCAAGGTGATCGAGGCGGCGCAGCCGCGACGCTTCGGCGGGTTGACCGCTACCCCGGTTCGCCCCGATGGCAAAGGGCTGGGCGACGAAGAGATGTTCGACCTGCTGCTCAATGGCCCGGAGGCCGGCGAGCTGATGGCAGCCGGCAAATTGTGCCGCTACCGGCTGTTCGCCGCCCCGCATCGGATCGACTCCAGGGGCATGCGCAAGCGCGGCGGCGACTTCACCACCGCCGACATGGAGCGCAAGGTGGTTGAGATCCAAGGCGAGATCGTCCGCGACTGGATGCAGCTCAACCCGAACCGTGAGCGGACCATCTGCGTGGCGGTGAGCGTTCCGCATGCCCACCAGGTGGCGGAGCAGTACCGAGACCTGGGCATCGCCGCCGAAGCGGTGGACGGCGACACCCCGAAGCCTGAGCGACGGGGGATCTTTGAGCGATTCCGCCGCGGCCAGATCACGGTGCTCTGCGCCTGCGCTGTGATTGATGAGGGGCTCGACGTGCCGGAGGCGACCTGCCTGCAGATCCTGCGGCCCACTGCCAGCCTCAGGCTGTGGCGCCAGCTGATCGGGCGGGTGCTGCGGCCAGCGCCAGGGAAGGATGCGGCGCTGTTGATTGATCACACCGACAACTGGCGGAGGCTGCCGCCGCCTGATGCGGAGATGGACTGGAAGCTCAATGCCGAGGTGCAGGAGCCCCGCGAGAAGCGCGAGGCAGTGATTGACCCGGACACCGGCGAGGTCACCGAGGGCGAGCCGATCGAGACGGAGGTGCAGGAGACCGGCGCCAAGCTGGTTGAGATCACCCCCGACCTGCTGGCCCAGGCGCATCCTGTGGTCGCGCGGCGGCTGCTCAATGAACGCTGCAGGGCGGAGATAGGATTGCATGATCTGCGAATCAGCGTTCAGTCGGGCGATCCATACCCAACTCAAACCGATGATCAGTGGCGCGAAATTACAAGGCTTGCGTCGTCCATTGGTCGCACCCGGGACCAAGTAGTAAGGAATCCACCCGACCTGCGCCGCTGGTTGAACTACCTTGACGTGCTGGAGGATGAAACCCTGAAGGTGCTGGAGCCAGCGCTAGGGCTGCAGCCTGGCTGGGCCCAAGGGCAGATGATGCTGAGGATGCTGCTGAGCCCTGCGCAGCGGCTGGCGGCCACGAAGCGGCTGCAGCGGTCGTGGGGTGGGGTATAGTGGCGGCAACTGCGCCCGCGATGATGCCAGCAGCAACCACTGAGGCGCGCAGCATCACGCTGCGGCTGCCTGTTCCACTGTTCGACCGCTTGCGGGCGGCGGCAGCTGATGACCGGCGATCAATGAACAGCATGGCAGCGTTGCTGCTGGAGGCTGAGCTTGATCGCCGCAGCTGACCCGGCCCGCCAGAGCCGTGCCCAATCTGGCCGTCCTACCGCTCGATTCTGACCATGCCCACAGCACGCGGGGCGGATGCCGCCCCGATTGATGAATTGCTGCCGCCCAACTGCGGCCCCACTGGCCAGCAACTGGCCGCGCTCGATGCGGCCGTAGCCGCCGCCTTCCCTGCGTTCGGCAGCCTGGCTCCGAACGACGCAGCCGACATCAAAGGTCGGCGCCACGCCTACCTGAACCTGCCAGGGCTGCTGGAGGCCGTTCGCCCTGCCCTGATGGCGCAGCAGGTGATCATCGCCAACACCATCAGCATCGTGCCAGGTGGGTTCGTGGTGTCCACCATGCTGCGGCACAGCGGCGGCGGCTGGCGGCTGTCTCAGTTCCCGGTGCTGAGCCTGACCAGCTCCAGTGCGATCTCGGCCGCGTCCACTAGCGGCTTTAGGGTCGGCCTGCAGCTCCTCTTGGGCATCTGCGCCTCCGATGAGGATTCTGGGCATGACGCGGCGCCTGCCGCAGCATCCGCCCCATGGGAACCTCCCGCACCTCCCTACTCACAGCTGCCGGCAGCACCGCCCCAGCAGCAGCCCTGGGCCGCCCCTGCTTCACAGTCTCAACCCGACCCTTCCGCCTACGTCTGATGAAAAGCGCACGTGTCAATCTCTGGAACGCCCAGCCGTCCCAGAACCCCAAGGCCCCGATCCTGAACGGTGCTGTCGAGCTTCCCGCCCAGCTGATCTGGGAGCTGTCCCAGGCGATGCAGCAGGGCCAAGGGCTGGAGACCAACCAACAGACCGGGGAGCAGTTCTTCAAGCTGCGCCTCAGCGTCTGGCGCGGCACCGGCGAGAACAATGCTCCGGTGTTGAACGGCCAGATCGAAAGCCCCTCCGAGCGGGCCCAGTACCTGGCGCAAAAGGCACAGCAGCAGGGCGGCGGGCAGTGGGGATCTCCTGCCGCAGCCCCATCCCAAACGCCCGCCTATGGGCAGCCCGCCCAACAGCCTGCGCCTGCTGGGTATCCGCCAGCAGCAGCGCCGCAACCTGCCGGGCCGCCAGCGGGCTACCCTGCGGCGCCTCCGGCAGCTGCTCCGCCAGCAGCAGCACCGCCGCAGTGGGGACAGCCTGCCGCCGGCGGATGGGGCGGCTGATTGAGCATCGATCGCCCACGGATCGCCCTCCTGCCGCAGCAGGGGGGCATTTCATTTGATGAGCCCAGCCATCGCTACTGGGTGTGGTCGCAGCGCCGTGGGCGGTGGCTGCAGCCGCCCAGCTGCTCGCAGGTGCTCGGCCTCTCTGGCGCCAAGGGCTTCAACCCCGAGCACTGGCGCCGCAAGCTGATCAACAAGGAAGGCATGCAGCCGGATGAGGCCGAGGCCTACATGGAGCTGCATCGCAACGGCCGGGCCGACATCGGCACCGAGCTCCACGCCCTGATCAGGCAGGAGCTGCTGGGCATCGCTGCGCCGCCGGTGCAGTTCGCCGAGTCGCTGATGCTGCTGGCCACCTGGCGGCGACTGTTCCTGCCGCAGATCGAGGAGGTCATTGCCTGCGAATCGCCGCTGGCCTCGCTGCGGTACTTCTACACCGGCACGCCGGATCTGATCGCCCGCGTCGCCGGGCAGTGGCTGATCGTGGATTGGAAGAGCAAGGTCAGCGCCGAGAAGGCCAAGCCCGATCAGGCGTGGCCGCTGCAGCTGGCGGGCTACGACTTGCTGGCTCAGGAGCGCTATGGCATCCGCTTGGATGGGGTGATGAATCTGATGGTATGGCCAGGCGGCTGCGAGGAAGTGTTCTGGCCGCCAGAGAAGATGGCCGAGCTGCGGCGCCGCTACATCGGCCACGTCGCTTGGGCCCATGCCGTCAAGGGGGTGCGCGGTGATGCTGCTGCCACCGGCGCACTGGCGCACGTGCTGCAGCTCCACCCTAAAGCGCTGGAGCTGGCCACACCACCATCAGGCCATGGGGCGTGGACGGTGGCGCAGCTGCTGGGCAGCGATCACCCCGCTTTGCGTGCGGCTTGACGCTGAGCGCGAGACTGCCGGCGCATATCCTCGAAGAGGAGCTGCCGCAGGTATCCGACCCTACCAAGCCCCCGCAGTTCGGCTTCGCGGTCAAGGTGCTCCACCTGCTCGGCGGGCAGTTCGACGGAGATTTGCCGGTGTCCGGGTTTTAGGGGCCAGCTGGGCATCGCGCTCTGTTCAGTGAATCCACTCTAGAGGGTACCGGATGGGAACCTATGAGGTAGGGTACTGGGGCCATCCGCACACGCTGCTCCATGGCGATGCCGACCACTGCCCGGACTAGGTGGTGGGCGCTTTGCGTTCCACCGCAAAGCTCGGCCTCTCGCCTGTCACTGGACCCGTCGAGGTCTGCCGCTGGTTCCGGCTTTGTAAGGCTCAGGGCGGCAGCAAGCAACGAGCGGGTGGCCTCTATTCCGCGCCATGATTGAACCCGCCTACCTGGCAGCACTGCGTCATCAGGTGCGTTGTGAACTACTGCTGACGATGGTGCAGCTAGAGCAGCTGTGCCCTAGCTGGTGGGCTGACCTCAGCGAGATGGCCCAGCAGCTAGGCACCGATCGCGCATCCCTGAATCGGTCGCTGACCAAGCTGGAGGCAATGGGATTGATCAGGCGCGAGCGGATCAGCAACACCGGCGGGAACTGGGTTTGGTGGGTCAAGCGTTGCGAAGATGACCAGCCGTGTCCAGACGCCGAGCCGGCGTGGAGGCTGCGCGATCTTCAGCGCGGGAGAGTCATTCGCGTCACGATCCGCGGCAGGTGGCAATGGGCGGAGCGCCAGGGGATTCCTCGGGCAACGATGCAGAGCTTCCTTGGCGGCCACCAACGCACGATGAAAGGCCGATGGCAGGTGGCAGGCAGTCCATGGGATGACGAATCTGGCTGCTGATGGGTGCAAATGGGGAACCGTTGCGGTAGGGTGGTGGAGACCACTCGCCATGCACCAATGGGCCACCATCAGGCGCCCTGCGCGCCGCCCCCGTCAATCAACACCATCCGCCAGCAGCTCGACGACCTACTGGCCCAAATCGAAACCGACCAACAGGCTCTCGCCGCCGAGAGCGCGGCCGTGGCCCGTGCCACCGAGGCGCTGCACGAAACCCCGGCGCTGCAGGCTGCCCTATCCCAGGGCCAAGAGCTGATGCGCGGCCGGGTGGTTGCGCTGATTGACCACCAGCTGGGGATGCTTAGGGAATCGTCTACGGCGGTGGTGCTGCGGGCGCTGCGGCAGCAGGTCAGGGAGGTGGAGGCATGACCCTCTGCATCCTCGCCGGCATGGTCGAGATCATCGCCGTGCTGTCGATCGTCGGCACCGCCACCTTGGCCACGTCGCTGTGGTGGGCGCTGTGTGAGCGGTTGGTGGGGGAGGGGGAGCCATGACCTGGTACGTCCCATCCGCGATCCTCGCCGCACTGCGCGGCTACCAGCCCTCCGCCGGCACTGGCGGGTTCCTGCTGCAGGCGCCCGCCCCTGGCCTGGTGCTGGCCAATCCGCCGTTCAGCACGGAGGCCAGCCGTGTTCAACGCTGACTTCTACCCCACGCCGCCCGACGTGGCGGCCACCATGCTCGACCCACTCGACCTGCGCGGCCGGGTGGTGGTGGAGCCTTCCGCCGGCTCGGGCAACCTGGTACAGGCCTGCCTAGAACGCGGCGCCGCCGAAGTGCTCATGGTTGAGCCTGAGCCGAAGCTGCGGGCCATCCTCGCCGGCATTCCCGCCGACTGCCACCTGATCGGCAACGACTGGCTGGCCGTCACTGCCGAGCAGATCAGCCACGTCGATCTGATCGTGATGAACCCGCCGTTCTCGGCCGATGAGCGGCACATCCTGCACGCCTGCGAGATCGCTCCGCCAGGCTGCGAGATCGTCGCGCTGTGCAACTGGAACACCGTCAGCAATGAGCACTGGGGCAACAGGGCTAGCCGGGAGCTCTGCACGCTGATCGAGCAGTACGGCAGCCGCCAGAAGCTGGGCCCGGTGTTTGAGGACGCCGAGCGCACCACGCGCTGCGAGATCGGCCTGGTGCGGCTCACCAAGCCCGGCCAACGTGCAAGCGGCGCTGATGAGTTCGACGGGTTCTTCCTGGGGCCCGACGACATCGAGGCCGAAGGCCAGGGCCTGATCAAGTACCGCCGCAGCCGCGACCTGGTAAACCGTTACGTGGAGGCCTGCAAAATCTATGACCAGCAGCTGGAGGCCGGCGTGCGTCTGCAGGCCCAGGTGGGCGGCATCTACAAAGGCGAGCTGGGCATCCAGATCAGCATGGAAGGCTGCGCCGCCAGCCGCAACCGGTTCCGCAAGCAGCTCCAGAAGTCATTCTGGGAGTCGGTGATCGCCGAGATGCTCCCCCAGGAGATGGCGACCAGCCAGCTAGCAGGGGACATCAACAAGTTCGTGGAGCAGCAGACGAAGGTGCCATTCACCGAGCGGAACCTGTTCAGGATGCTGCAGGTGATCGCCGGCACCACTGACCAGCGGATCGACCGGGCGGTCGAGGCCGCATTCGATGAGCTCACCCGCCACACCGCTGAGAACCGGTGGAACGTGGAGGGGTGGAAGACGAACGACGCCTACCTGTTCAATCAGAAGTTCATCGTGCCTTACCTGGCGGAGAAGGACTGGAGCGGCGGCACAGTCAGCCTGAAGCAGTACTCCGCCAACTTCCCCAGAATCTGCGATCTGATCAAGGCGCTCTGCTACATCACGGGTCGGCCATATGCCGAGGTGGAAGAGCCATCGGGTGGCTACAGCTACATCGATGCCGGCGTCTGGTACGACTGGGGCTTCTTCGAGTTCAAAATGTTCAAGAAAGGCACGGGCCACTTCAGGTTCAAGGACTTGGATGACTGGGCCGCCCTTAATGCCAGGGTGGCCCGCATCAAGGGCCTGGTGCTGCCGGAGAAACTCCGGCGGCCGAAGCAGCGCAGGCGGCAGGGGGTGGCGGCATGACCAAAACCCGCCGCCTAACCATCTGCCTCACCCTCCCCGAGGTTGAGGCGCTCCGCCGCCAGCTCCGGCCTGGCGAGGGGATGAACGATCTGCTGCGGCGGATCGTGAACGACCGCATCCACAACCCCATCCCGCAATGATCACCCTCACCACCCCCACCCAGCAGGCCATGGCCCGCATCGCCACCGCGCCTGTCACCAGCGATCAGGCCCGCCCCACGCCGACAGCATCCACCCGGTTATCCCTGGCCGCCTGCCCCATGCCGGGCCGGTGCCCTGAGCCCTGCCAGACCTGCACCGCCGTCGCCCGCAGCGTCGCTGCTGAGCTGGGGCAGATCCTTCGGTCGCGCCACGGTGGGTCCAGTTCGGTGGCGGACTGGCTGGATGGATTCACACACACCCCAACGCCATGACTCGCTGCATCGTCATTGGGTGGGACGCCCACCACAACTGCATCGGCCGGGCCCATCTGATCGCCCGTGCCGCCGCGCTGGCATTCTCTGAGGTCCAGCTGATCGCCTTCGGGTTCACCCATCTAGGCCGTGAGGTGTGGGCGCCGTTGCGGGGTGAGCCGATCACTGTCATCCCTGAGCCCAAAACCGTCTCAGCGCTGATTCATCGCTGCCGCCGCGTCGCCGCGGCCACCGATGCAGACGTGGTGATCGCCTGCAAAACCCGGCTGCCGTCAGTGCTGCTGGGCATCGCCATCGCTGAGCGCAACGGCGCCCGGCTGATCGTTGACATCGACGATCACGAATTGGCGTTCATCGATCCGAACGATGCCCCGCTCTCGCCGCTGGCGCTGCAGCAGCAGTTTCCCGAACGGCTTGGCGAGGCCCCCTACTCGCCGTTCTGGACGCTAGCGGCGCAGCAGCTCACCAAGGCCGCTGATCACATCATCACCTGCAACACCGAGCTGCAAGCGCTGCACGGCGGGGGGATCATCGCCCACCTGCGCGACCTAGATGCGTTTCAATCGCCGCAGGCTGAGCCGCCCGCTGAGCTGCTGGAGATCCGCCGCCGCTGCACCCCGTTGGTGATGTTCCTAGGCACGCCGCAGCGGCACAAGGGCCTCGACGCCATCGCTCAGGCCGTGGCCCAGGTGCCAGGTGCTGGCGCGGCATTCATCGGCCGCATTCCCGACCGAGGGATTGTGAACGACATCACCCGCGCAGCCGGCGATCAGGCCGCGATGATCGACAGCGTGCCATTTGCGGCTATGCCCGCCTGCCTCGCGCTAGCTGATGCGGCGGTGCTGCTGCAGGATCGGTCCCGCGAAGCCAGCCAGTATCAACTGCCGGCCAAGGGCTGCGATGCGCTGGCGGCCGGCATCAGGCTGATCGCCACACCTACCCCGCCGCTGCAGATGCTGGCGGACTGGGGGTTTCGGGGGATTTCATTTGTGGAGTCGCCCGCCGAACTGCCCGACGCGATCCGCCAGCTGCAGCCACTGAGCGCTGCCGATCGGGAGGTGAATCAGCGCCTCGCGCACCAGCACCTGTCCTATGCCTCTGGAGCTACCACCATGCGCCACCTCCTGTCCCAGCCCAGCCGCCGAGCGATCAGTTACGCCGCCAGATCATTGATCGGGCTGCCTGAGCCTGGCCGGCGGATCATCTTGATGCTCTGGAAGCAGAACGACGCTGGAGTGTTCGGCAGGCGGGTGGACATGGTGGCCAAGTATTTGGCCAGCCGCGATGACGTGGACCAGGTGCTGCTGGTGGAGAAACCGCTTAGCACGCTGGACCTGCGCAAGCTGGAACAGAGCCAGAACCGGCATCACCGGCTGTTGCACCGTTACGCGCAGCGGAAAAAGGTAGGGCTGCTGGACAAAGGCAAGCTGGCCATCCGCACGCCGGTGATGCCTGCGGGGCTCAGCGTGGCTGAACAGGGCGACTTCATTGAGCGGTACTGCCAAGGGCTGGTGGAGCAGTCCCTGGCGCGATTCCCCGGCGCCAAGGTGGGCCTCTGGGTCTATCCGTACTACCGCCACGCCGAGCGGATCGCCGCAGCCCTACCCACCGACTATGTGATCGCCGACGTGGTAGACGATCACAGGGCATGGCCCAACACATCCGCCGAGCGGAAGACAGAGCTCACGGAGCACTACCGCGCCATCCTTGATCTGGCCGACATGGGCCTTTACAACTGCCGGCACACGCTGCAGAGCATCGGCAGACTCAGCCCCACGAAGGCGCAGGTGGTGGCCAATGGCGTGGATTTCACCGGCGCACCGGACGCGGAAGAGGTGGCTGACCTGCGGGAGCAGTTGGTAGCGCCCGGCAATTTCCGGGGGATCATCGGCTATGCCGGAAACCTGGAGTCGAAACTGGACTGGCCATTGGTGGAGCACGTGGCAGCCAAAAACCCTGACGACCTGGTGCTGATGATCGGCAGCACGCACGTGGCCACCCAGCTGCCACAGCGGCGGAACATTCGCTACGTGGGCCCAGTGCCCTATGACGAGCTGCGCGCCTATCTGGCGACGTTTGACGTGGCGATCATCCCGCACCTGAAAACGAATCTCACGGCGGCGATGAACCCGCTGAAATGCTGGGTGTACGCCACGCTGGGGATTCCAATCATCAGCACCGACATCCCTAACCTGCCGGAGGATCTGCCGCAGCTGAAAATCACGCGCAGTCAGGGCGGGTTTACGAAGAACGTCCGCAAGGCGCTGAATTTGGGAGCTGAGATGGAGGCTGACGAGATCCTTGAGATCATCCGCCGCCACAGCTGGGCCAGCCGCCTGGAGTCGGTGGTGGACTGGTTTCATTACTGACCGGGGGGTGCGGAACCGGAACCGCTGCGGTATGATTTCACCACGGGCACAGGCCCGCCACTCGCCACTGCTTGCCATGACCAAACAGACCGCCCCCCATCTCGCGGGAGGCCGAGCAATGACAATGCAACCAAAATTCTGGTCGGCTCGATACAAAATAATCATAAACGAGCACGGAAATCTTTATGAAGTTATGTACAAGCCGTTTTGGTTTTGGCCAATTTGGAGGGCATTTTCTCCCGTTCCGTTTGATACCATTGAGAACGCTCGTCATTACTGCGCTATTCATTATTACGGCATTTCCAGGAGAGGCACGGAAGTCGCCAGGTTTTCCTCTGACGAGCTAAAATAGAGGCCCAGATTGCCTGCCCTTGATTCCCTCCTTTATTCACAACCTTCTACCCTTTCATTGCCATGACCACGATTTTCTGCACCGTCTTGGTGCTGCTGTTATTGCCCGCGCTGTTCCTGTTGTGGCTGACGGAATCCCGCCAGCAACGCGCCCGCCGCTGGCGCCGCGATGGGCTCACCTATCGGGTGATTGCGGAGCGGTTGGGCTGCTCACAGACCACCGCTCGCCGGTTGGTGGGGGTGGGGGCATGAGCACGCCACGTCGCGCCACGCCTGAGCAGTGGGATCTAATCGCAGAAACAGCCGGCGGCTGCATGTCTGCCACCATCCTCGAACTCCGCGCCCGCGTCGAGGCGCTGGAAGCTGCGCAGCTAGAGCAGGCCGAGAGCGGCCGGTTCTGCGTTGACGCCATCGTTCGGCGGGTGGAGGCGCTGGAAGCCGCGCCGCAAGACAAGCTCGACCGGCTGATTGCGCTGGACCGCGAGGATCCGACTCCCGATCCCGCCATGTATTTGAATACCAATAAGAATAATAATGCTGATCCGCAGGATAATAAGCATTTATCAGTGACCGAACTCCGCGCCTGGCGCCCGCTCGACATTGAGACCACCTACGGCAGCGAAGCCGCTGCCGATGCCGCGCAGATCCTGCACGCTCCCATGGTGGTGGAGGGCACATTCGATCACGGCGGCGAGACCTACCGGTACAAGGCCAACGCCACGAAGGAATCCTTGACAGATGGCACGCCGCTGTTGGAGAGGGTGGCAAAAGCGATCTACAATGTTCCCCCCTCCCCCTCTGCCGAAGCCAGCGCCGCAATCCGTGAGGTCGCCACCTGGCTCGACCGGTTCGCCCTCCACGGCTCCGGCGAGTATGCGCAGGCGGCCAAGGTGCTGCGGCAGGAGGTGGGGCAATGAGCCTTGACCTACACAATCTGCCTGCCTGGCCTCAAAGCCAAGAGTCAGTGACAGACCAACTGGCCAGCCTTGTGCTTATAGCCAATCGGCTGGGCTTGTATGACGCCGCTGATGCTGTTAAGCAAATGAGCGGAAATATACCGCAGCTAAAGTATGGCTGCCATGTAGACCTAGAGCCACATCAAGAGCCAGACGGGTGCGTAATTGACGATGGCAATTTTCATAACTGTGTCTACGCAAAACCAGGCATGAGAAAAGAGCAATGCAAGTATTGGAGGATCGTTTCGCCCAAACTGGAGGCCAGCCAATGACCACACCACTCTCCCCGGCAGCTCAAGCGGTGTTAGATGCTGTGGCCGCCGCACTTGAGCGCGGGTATTCAGGCCCAGCCGCATATGACATTGCCGCCGCCGCCCTGCGAGCTGCAGCGGATCAGGTGGTGCCGGACGAGCCCGACTACATGCGCGCCGCTGTCCCTAGCACGGACTGGTGGGATAAGCATGATTCGATCCGCTCCGAACTTCTCGCCATCGCCAACGAACTCGACCCAACCCCATGACACGCACCATCAATGGAGAACGTCGCTACGGCTGCTGGAGTGGCTGCCCAAACGGAACTGCAGAAGATGCAACTAGGTGCATCGAAGAAGTCTGGTCGAGCGCATGGATCCCTGATCAATGCTGCCGCAAGCGAGGGCACGGGCCTGATGGCTTGTATTGCAAGCAACATGCCAAAAAACATAACGAGGCAACCCCATGACCACACCCCTGTTCACCGCCCTAGCCCGTAACGCCACCGTCAGGGCCCAGCTCATCGGCGCCACCGGCCACTGCCCCCCGTACTGGCGCGAACTGGCCTCCGCCGCCCACCTGCTGGGCAGCCCGTGGCGTGAGGCTGAGCGCTTGGGGGGTCGGTGATGCCCCGCCTCTACCACGTCCAGCTAACCACCGGCCCCATCGAGATCTACGCCGTCACCCAGGCCCAGGCCATTGCATCTGCCCTAGAGCTGGCTGGTCATGGCGCCAGGGTGCTCAAGGTGTGGCGAGAGGGGGAGTGGTGACGTTCAGATCTCCCAGTCACCCCGCTTTTTCTTCCCGTCGCCCTTGCCTGTGTTGTAGGGCTTGCCGCCTTTGGGCATGATCTTAGTGCTGCTCTGTTCATTCTATCCACTCACCCCGATTCACGATGGCCACCTGTTACGCAATCACTGAAGACGAGTATTCCGATTACAAAGTGCTCGCGGTATTTAGCACAAAAGAATTGGCGGAGAGGGAACTGCCTAAGTACGGCACGGCACGATACCCGGTTACAGTCGAAGAGTTCCCGTTTGATCCCGAAGTGCCAGCGCCGCCGGCCGGGATGGCGGGGTTTTACTGCAGCACGGGAATTAGCGGCGACGTGTTTGCAGTCGCCAAAACCCCACACGAAATGGCCGAAAGCAAAAACGTGGGGGCAGTTAAGCTTACGTTTGGCGACAAAAGCTACGCCGTCCTTCTCTGGGCCCGCAACGAAGATCACGCTATCAAGATTGCAGCTGAAAAGTTTGCACGGCAAAAGGCGATCGACGCTGGCATCGCCTACTGATCACACCCCCGGCTCATCACACTCCGAAGGCCCGCGCCGCGGCTGCTCACTCCCTGCTGGGAGATGCAGTCCGCGGCGTTGGCATTTCCAGCGAAACGCCCGCAGCGCCGCGTGACGGCTGGCACTAACGGTCTCGACTCCCCACCCTTGGATCAGCCAAACGGGGATCCCGTCGCGGATGACCAGTTCGGTGGTGGGGAGGTGCTCCATGGCTCAGGCTACGTGCCGCCAGGCCCGCCGCCGCACGATCCGAGTGACGTGGTTGGGCGTCACCCCATACCGCTTAGCCAGCACGGCTCTGGGCGTCCCTGCTGCGGCCTGCTCCCTGAGCCGGCGAATGTCGGCATCGGTGAGCACCGATCGCCCGTTGCTGGCCCCTTGTCGGGCCGGCCGCCGGCGCCTGACACCAGGAAGCGGCCCCGGAATCCGGCGGCCGCTTTCATAGGTTTCGATTGATCGGGTGAGCTGGCCGCAGTTTTGGCACCGCAGCCAGCGGCGCTGGCCCTGGGAGATCAACCTAGTGTCCACCACGCGGGTGGTCCCGTTGCACCACTGGCAGGGGAGCATCAGCCCTTGCTGGCGTGAACAGTGGTGTCGCCGTTGTAGCGGCCAGTCTGCGCATAGCTGGCCCGTGGCCGCTCAGCCATCAGATGGAACACGATCTGCCCGATCTTCATTCCCGGCCACAACCACACGGGCCACAGCTGGCGGGAGTTGTGCAGCTCCAGGGTGAGTACAGATCCATGCCAGCCGGGGTCACAGTATCCCGCCATAAGGTGCTCCAGTCCCTCGCGGGCCCGGCTTGACTTCAACATGAACTGCGCGGCGATGTCATCCGGCAGGTTGAACACTTCCACCGTCTGCGCCAAGACAAACTGCCCCGGCCGCAACTCATAGGGATCATCCTGGCTGTGCCGGTGCAGCGGGTACGGCACCAGCTCCGGCGACTGCGCCGATTCGATCAGCAGGGTATCCCCTAGCCGCACATCGAGCGACGCCGGGTTGATCAACTCGGGGTCGTAGCCGACCACCATGCCGGCTCTGCAGCGCTCGGCGATTTGCCAGTCAGAAATAATCATGCCTGAATCAGTGAGGATGAAAGATGAATCTGCGGCACAAGCCATTCGTGGCCATCGGCATCCACCACGAAGTAGTGCGGCCAGTCGGTGCGGTTACGTTGGACCCTGCTGGTGATGATCGCCGGCTCCTGCTGGCGACCGGCGATGTAGACGTGATCTCCTGGGCTGAATCGCCAGGGGTTGGCGGTACGGGTGGCGGTTAGAGCCATGGCGTGGATTTCCGAGAGAGGATTTCAATCGAGCTGGCATCAGGATGCCGGCGCTCAGCGAACTGGTAGGCCTGCTGTTTGCAGGTGGCGCGGATGGTGCAGCGCATCGGCCGGCAGCCGGGCCAGTGGATCTGCACCGGCCAGAACCTGGCGCCCGGCTCGCTGGTCCGGGTGATGCCCTCGCC